TTAGTTCTTTTGCGTTTCCTTGCTGCCATGAACGGGGTTCCTTCTGGTTGTGATGTGAACGGGATCCATTGCGCGCAGTTCCTGCAGGTGCTGCAGGATTTTTGGATACTCGCGGTGCATTTTTTTGTAGACGGCGCGGATCCAGACGTCGGTCACGTCGTATTTGTCGGCCAGGAATTGTAGCGTCTCATGGCCCTGCGAATACGAGAGCGACAGGAAGACATCAATGTTGCGCTTGAGATCGTTGATCTCCTTCATGGACGGAATGGAGATTTTCATGCCGCCGAAAACCAGCACGAGTTTGAGCGTTTCCTCCTCGCCCAGGAGATCGTACATTTCCGGCAGTAAGGTATCGCGATACAGATAGAAAATGAGTTCTTTCAGGCCCAGCTCAGGAAATTTCGACTCCATCCTTCCTCCGTGATCTTCTGTTCCAACCCGTGACGACGCAACGTCACCACGGCATAGTTGATGAGAAACTCCGCCCGCTTGGGCGGAATGACAGCAATCCGCGCTACATCCTTGATGAAACCATTCCGGCAGCGCTCAAACACGCGCAAATAAACCGCAATAGCCACCCGATGGATCACGTATCGCGATACCGGCGTGTTGAAACGGATTCGCAGGCAGATATCGAGGTCCGCAGCCTGAAGAGATTCTTCCGGCATCGTGGTAAGTTGCTCGTGAGCATCTTCCGAAGGAATAAAATGCGAGAAATACTTGCAGCGCCTGAAATAGCTGGCGACGCAATTCGAAACGCATCGGTACATAAAACTGCGCAGGCTTCCGCGCAGCGGATCCCAGAGCGATAGTTTTTGAATAACCTCGATCCAGCATTCCTGACGGATGTCCTCGACCTGATCGAGAAAAATTCGATGACGACTGGCATTGACCACCGAGTGAACAATGGGCTCCAGATGAAGTCGTATGGCTTCGAAAGCTTCACTTTCTCCGGAAAGAAAACGCTGCACGGATTCATGCAGGTGATCTATCGTAGGGGCTCGCGTCGCCGCCTCCGTCGGCAAAGCCGTCGGAGCCTCCCCCTCAACGCGCCGTTGGCGCTGGTTGTCCCAGGAGATGTTTTCTCGTTTCACTGCGGATGAATTCATAAGCTCGCCTTCCCCAGGTAAATTTAGGAACAAATCCTTCCGGATAATTGGCCGGTATCCGACGGTACGGATTGAAGCCTTTCCGCGCCGGGACATGTTTTAACCAGAACTTTCCCAGCGACAGGAAATGCACCGTCTTTCCCAACGCCAGATCGTTCATCATGCATTGGATCATCGACACCAGAACCAGCCGGACCTCATACTGATGAAGCCCCGTCAGTTCGGCGATACGAATAATCATGTCGGTCGAGACGACCTGCGGCTTTGCCATGTCAGACCTCCGTGCCCGAAGCGGCCGCTGCCGCCTCTTTAGCCTCCGCGGGGGCATCCTTGACCCCGAGTGATTTTACCAATGTCGGATAGAGCGTATCCAGCGAGCGCGACACTTCAGCCCTGAAAGTGTCGATGAGGCTTTGTTGATCCCGTATGAATTTTCCCACGATGCGGCTTCCGGTGTGGTCGAGCAGCGTTTTCAATTCCTTTGCGTCCATAGAGTTTCTCCTCCAGTGTTTTGATTTTCAGTTCCTTCCGCCGAAAGACTTCTTTCAGCAAAAAAAGCGACAAGCCCCAGCCTGCCAAAAATGACAGGATGCCCACGAACCAGACTTGGATCGGTTCCATCACGCACCTCCCTCAAGGTAGACCTTTACGACCCCACTCAGATCGCTCAAAGACTCACCTGTGAAATAACGTTGTCCGCAAATGGTTTCGTGACTGACGACGTGACGGAAGGATTCGGGAAACAGCGAAGGCGTGACGGGCCTCACGAAACGTACCAATTTATGCAGGGTCTCCGAATGGAAGCGCGAAACATGCAATTGGCTCCGCCCTTCGGCATCTTTGAATGCGATGTAGTAGCGTTTGAAAACGGCTTTGAGTTGAAGTGTGCCGAGAGTTTCCACGACACGGCTGACAGTTTCTGAAATTTCTGGAGTCAGGCTTTGAGGATTTGTGATCGTCTTGGCGAGACGGGCACTTTGGGAAATGAGCCGACGTTTGCGGCTCTCGAAGATTTCGGCTCCGGACTGGCGCAGGTTTTTAGAGAGGGCCTCGCGGCATTCGCGGCGCGCTTGGCAGTGTTCGCGACAGGGAGCGAGGTTTTCGTCAAAGAGGTAGCCGAAACAGTCGATTTCATGATTCATCCGAAAAACATCTTACCTGAAATGAATCATTTGAAAAGACTAAAAACTTAATAAATTCAAATGTTTAGCACCTATGACGTGTTTGCGTCACCGATGAGCAAAAACGGACCTACTTGAGACGCATTTTGTCACCCGAGCGCAGCTCCATGATGTGTCTGGCGATCGCCTTAATGATTCCCGGCACGCTTATTTTAGTGAACGTGGTGAGAAGCAGTGTGCCGATGGTGATGCCACCACCGATCCATTCGATCGGTCCGCCATGCGTGAAGTAAGTCACGCATCTTTCGAGAATGTCTTGTTCCATACAGGGTCCTCCTTCAGGTTTTTGATTTTACAAACCAGTAAGCCAGTCTTTGCGTCGGTCGTATGTCCACATGCGTGAATGATGCGTAGGATCCAATTCCCTTCACTCCGAGGTTCTTCGCGGAAACGGCTTCGAGAATCTTCTGTGCGACAGTGCGAGCGGGCATTCCTTCAATCTTGATATCCGCCGCGCGGCCTTCAATGTGTTGAGAATTTTTCACGCCTCCGACTTTGCGGTTGTATTCTGGCGTTCGGTAACCTGACGTGATCGTGACGCTCCGGTTACCACACAGAATACGGATCAGTTCCAGTTGCTCACATAAGGGCCTGAGCCGTGACGTGACCCAAGCGGCGGGATATGGCGTGCCATCCCCGCAACGGAATTCTTCAAGGTTGAAATGCGACGTCACTTGCATGGTGGCTTTCGATCCTTTGTTTGATAAAGGCGACGTCCTGCTTGACGTGCTCCAATTCGATTTGCGTTTTGGCCACATCGACCTTCAGACTCCAGAACATGCCGGAAGCCGTGAGCAGTGCGCCGATAATGGCAAACCAGAATTTCCAATTTCCGTTTTTCATGTCAGTAACAGTTCACCCGTAAACTTTTTGAAATGAGAATTTCACCTTTCGGATCCTTGACGAAACATCGCGCCAGTTCTTTTGCCGTCGTGTCCGGTAGGTGCCATTGAAAAGTCGCGAAACTTTTCGTCATCGTGATCTTGCCGTTTCTCGGAACGAGGCGACCCGCCGAACATTCAACAAGAAACTCGCCGCTGATACCTTTGACTGTACGATCCACATCATGCTTTTCGACGGTATCCTGCGTGGTTTTCACCCGCACCTCCATGTCGAGCGTGACTCCGCCGGTCGTGTCTATTTCGTAGAAGCGATGTGTCTTCCGCTCTTCGGATTTCATGACGGCCGAATGGTTATCGGCGATGGTGAGTTCGAAGTAAGGTCGTCGCTCGAGTCGATTTTCAGATTCCAGTTTCGAGGGTTTGTATTCGTTGTAGCCGTGGGGCATATCCTCCGTAACCAGATAGTCCATGTTTGCCGGATCCTGCCCCGTCACTTTTTCCAGCAGATGCGGCCACATGGTGCCCTGACGGATATTTTCCCATACGTTTGCGATGTCGGAATCGGCGGGGATGATCGACCCGTCCTGATCTCTTTCGGCGTGTGAATGGGAACCGATAATTTGATTCGTTACCTTGTCGAAAAAATAGGTACATTTCGCCATTAGCTCGGCCCTCCGGTATTGTCGCTGCACTCGATGACGCTGCGGTTATAGGCGCACACGATACTTTCGTTTCCGGCCCGTTGCCGGACCCGGAACTCCCAGTTGCTTGTTCCGCCATTGTAGGAAGGCGATGTCGGGCTCACGTTCCCGTTGAATGTCTGCTGTCCCGGTCCGCCAATCCATGCCTTGTTGTCGCTATCGAATCCGCCTCCGCCTTGGGTCATATCGATCTGGCAGATTCCCCATACGGGCATGTCCGAAGCGGTAAAGCCTCCGATGGTGAGAATGTCGTCTGTCTCAATGTTTTGCGTTTGCTTGCCATACACGCCAAAACTTCTGCCCAAAGAGAATGAATGCGTGTGGATGCTGATATTGATTCCGTCGATGGTCGCTCCGCCGGCGACGGCAAGGCTTTGCTGGAGCGTCTGTCCGCCCTTGTTGAGATGGAGATATTGTGTGTGGTCATCATCCCCGAGACCCGAGAGCGCGCCGTGGTCCGAAACACCCGCGTTGGCATCGACATAAGATTTCGTAGCCAGATGCGAAGCGATGGTCGGATTCTGACCGCTTACCGGATTGTTGAAAGTCCAAGAGCCGTTGATCGTCTCGTTCTGAGCGATAGCCGCGTATTGAGGATGGTCGTCGTCGCCCAAACCGGCGAAGGTGCCGTGATCCAATACCGGCCCGTTCGCGCCTCCGGTATGATTATGAGATCCAACATCGACCCCGTCGACAAGGGCACCGCCCGCCATATCAATGTTGGCGTTGTGCAACCAGACCTGGGAAATAATCTCGTTCTGGTCCTTGTGGGTGTACTGAGGATGGTCATCGTCACCAAGACCGGAAATGGAACCGTGGTCAATCGAGGGAACGGTAAAATGAATCGAAGCATCGTTGATGTGCGCATCAATGGTGGCGTGGGTATAGACGCCAATGCTCGTAAGATCCCCATGATCGACTGTGCCGCCTTGGCCGGGGCCACTGTGATCGTGATTGCTGATGTCGACCCCATCCACGGTGCCGATGGTGGTGATATTGCCATTCGATCCGTCGATGTGAATGGTCTGCGTGACGCCGTTATCGGAATAAAACGTGATCGTGGATCCGTTGTTGAAACTCCAATCGCCGTCGATGGTCTCATTCCCGGTGTCATGGACAAAGCCGCTGAAGCCCAAAATCGTCAGTTCCTCTTTTACGGAGGTATCGATTTGAGGATTATTGACAGTAATGTCACCGAAGCTGATGGTCGCATGCGCGAGCAGAACGCCGCCGTCGCCGGGATTCGGCGCAGGCACCGCAGCTCCGGCCAATGCCTCGGCCCCCTGATAAAGTTTGAATTCGACATCCTCGGCGGTAATTTCAAATACGGTATCGCCGAAACCGTCGATAGCAGGACTTGAATCCGTGATGTGGTAATAGGCGTAGATGGAAACAATCCGCTCGTTTCCCGGATTCAAGACCTCGATATTGTTTCCGTTCACATCCTGGGCGAACGGGACGTTGGTGGTCGCGTTGTTGAGGATGCGTCGACCGTAGGTATCGTAAGCGACACCCGAACCGACATCGACGGAGAAATTGGCCCCGGCTCCGCGTTCGGACACATCAAGGCCATAAACAGCGCCCGTGTTCTCCGTAATTTCGAGCATGAAATTCCAGAGGGCGTTATTGATATCGCCGTGATGGCTGTTCAGCCAGTCGGTATCGGCGAGGAATCGGTAGTACCAGTTATGTTTATCCATACGTGCGCACCTGTCAGTGTACGTAGGTATTTACGCCGACCTCCGAAACTCCAACCTCCCAATGATCCACAAAACCCGGGGCATCGGGCTCCAGAATCCCGTAATGGGTGTGGGCCGGCTTCATGAAATCGGCGATTTCGTGGAGAAGATCCCGCTCGTCATCGGTGAGAATTCGCGGAGTCTGAATGAAGAAATGAAAGGCCCACGCTCCGGGGCGATCGCAGTCGTCGGCATCGTCCGTTCTCGGCGCATACGGGGTGTCCGGGTCGTCGCTCCGCACCATTTGGGCACCCCAGGCGTACAGGTCTCCCGCAAAACCGGCATCGGATTTCAGGAGAAAGCGAATATCGCCTGCGGCATTGGGAAGACATTGGTGCTGGACGACAAAGCGCTGCCATTCCGATGTGACGGCAAGGATCCCTTCAGTTTGATCCAATGGGTTGTCGACCGACTGGATGGTGAAAGTAAGCGTTCCCGGCATGTCGGCCTTGAGCCAGATGGAACCAGTGAATGGTTGATTGGCGGCCAGAAACGGCGTTGCATCCTGATAAATTAAGGCCCCCGGGGTGCTCATATCCAGCTGATCGGCATCACGACCCCAAGGCGTGGGTCCGGTGATGACCTGTGGAGTGACGATGACCAGGGATCTGATCCACTCGGTCTCCGAAAAAACTTCGGTCCATTCGAGCAGATTGCAATAAACGCGACGGCCGCCCGAATAGGTGGAAAGACCGATCTCGCTCACGCCCACATGCCAGCCGTCCTCGGGGTAGGCATGGGGGTCGATAATTTCCACTTCCATGCCGAGCAGGAAGCGGGCTGCGGTGACGATACCTTTTTCCTTCCCGAGACCTTTCTGGTTGTACATGGGGATCAGAAGCTTCACGAGTTTACGTTTCTGCGTATCGGTCAGGGGATAGCTTCGGAAGGGATTACCCAGTTGCCGCAACATCAGTTCCACAAAGATCATGGGAGAGGTATCGGGATCGACCAGCTCATCGTAGGCGGCGATGAAGGAGCGGAAATCATCGGAGATCTGGCTCGCGAGCGTTTTCCAGAGGTCGAGAATGTTGTCCGGATCGTTCTGGTGATATATTTTCGGAGGCAGATTTTTTTCGTTATCGGACATGAAATCGCCTCAAGATGTTGTGAAAATCAGACTGTGTTTCGGAAACTGGTTGATACCGAGGATGGTATCCGCCGACGGCTGCACGAGATTAAAACTCTCCACGCCTTCCACATCCTGAATCAGCCAGATGATCCGATTCCGATAAACCGTGGTGCCAAAATCGATCGTGTATTGACCGTCCTCGTCGGTATTTTCGCGCCCGAAATACTTTTCGAGCGCGGTCCGGATGCCCGCCTGGACGACGGAATCCTCGCCATCGACGAAATTGCCACCTGACAGAGAAAAATTGGCCGTGACGAAGTCGGCCATCGACAACGTGTAATCGTTTCCGTGCGCTCCCTGGGTTCGTACGGTCAGATCGATAGTCGCCGCGTTTACCTGCGCCGAAATTTCCGGGAGGGCCACTTCGATCGCGGTAGCCAGATTACTGGCCGACGAATTGAGATCACCACCGGCCAGCCAATCGATGCCGACCACGAAATCATGGCCGTTGACGGTGATCGTATCTCCGACGTCGAAGGTGTTATCCAGAAGCGTGATGCTCGCGTTCGCGGAAACCCCTACGTCAGTCGAGAATTCGCTGCTGGGAATCAAGTCACGGACTTCGATGGGAATCGTCACCAGTTGCGGACCCGTCAGGATGAGTCGTTGGGTCAGCGGCGGCGGATTGTTTGACAGAGCCGTTTCGATCTGGTTCTCGAGCGCCTGGGTCAAGGTATCCGTGGTTTCCGGTAGCACCACTGCGAGTACGGTATTTTCTTCGATGTAGGGATTGTCATTGACGGTAAGGATCCGGACCCGGCTCACACCAGCGACGCTGGTGATCACAGCCTCGAAATCCTGATAATCGATCGTGACTTCTTTGGCCCCGATCGATTTTGGGATCCGGATTTTGGAAGTCTCGATATCCTCGCGGTCGACGCCACCTTGGGATGCGGAAGCATTGTTGACGATCAATGAAACCGGATTGCCTCCGGTATCGGTGAAGGTCGTATCCAAGATCGTGATCGTCCCGGGAGAAACGTTGCCTTGAGCGCCTCCGCCCACCTTGTAAATGTAAACAATCGTGTCACCCGCCTGTGGAATCTTGCCGTTGGTATTGTCTCCGAAGATGACCGTGGGGATGCCTTCGGAATCCACTTCAAGACGGAAATGTTCGCTGTTGCCGTTGGAGTCGAGAAAATTGTCGACCTCCACCCAAGGCACCCCAGCGACCGTCACTTCCATAGTGTCTTCGATGTAAGGATTGTAGTGAAGTGGAGAACGGTAGTCGGAGCTTCCGTCACTGGTTTCACTTTCCGTGCGGGTCACCTGATGGCGGCCTGCGACAAGACCAGATGCCGCACCCGTTGGGATGATCAGATTTGCCGTGGTCTCGAAAATAAGACTGGTTTCACCAGTGGTGCGGGTCTGTGTTCCCTTGGGTATGATGAGATCATGCGTGAGCGGATCGCCGTCCTCGGTACTGAAAGTGAGATCCACCAGGGCCGCGACGTTATTGGGGATATGATAATCAAACTGTTTGGCCAGCTTCGTGAGGTTCTTCGCTTCGTTGACCGTGGGCACGAAATGTTGCCGCGCATGGTAGTTTTGCATCCAGGCGAGATTGGCCGAGATGAAGGACAGCCATTCGATGAACATGACGCCGTGGTTGGATTCCAGCACGTCGGTCCACTCAGGGAAATGGGTTCTGGCGATGTCAAAGAGAGAGTCTTTGAAACCATCATAATCAAAAGCGCGGAATTCGATGTTGTCGAACGTTGGCATAAGTTACCCGACGAATCTGGGGAACGCGACCGCCAGGCTGTCGACGATCCCTCGGTTGATGATTACGTAGTCCGCGAAAATCTCCACCCAGCCTGAGTCAGGATTGACGGTCACCGCAACTTCGTTCAGTTCCACCCTCGGCTCCCATTTCTCGATCGCCTCAATAACGTACACACGGGCGAGCGCGACCGTGATCTCGTCGATGGGTTCGAAAAGAAGCTCCGGCAGACGTGAGCCGAATTCCGGCACCATGATCCGTTCGCCGACCCGCGTGCCGAGAATCTGATAGACGGACTCGCGGACGAGAGTCCGGATATCGCCCGTGAATTCGATGAACCCCTTGGCGTTTCTTCGTTGGGGGAATGTCAGCCCGTAATCGGCGATAAGTGCCATATCAGTTGACCCCTCCCGTGTTGCCGCCGCCAGGATCCACGCCCGAATGGTTATGAGAAATGAATTCACGGCCGTCGATGTGTACGCCGCCGCCGTTGATGACCAAGGTATGCCCGCCCACGTTGAACGAGATTTCCGAAGGGCTTAACGTCACGGTGCTGCTTCCGAAAGTCATCGTCGAATTACCCGTGGCGGAGAGCGAAAAATTCACGCAGGAAATGCTCTTATTGCCGGAAACCGTCTCGCTACTGTTTCCCGAAACGTTCCGATTGCGGTTGCCGCCTGTTTCCGTGCTTTCATCACCGGTTACTTTCAGATCCAGTTTTCCCGTGGCGGAATCGAAATGAAAATGATTGCCCGATTTCCGGTCGGTGATCTTGAATTTTTCGGAGCCCTCCTGGTCGTCCATTTCCATGATCCAGTTCTTGGTCTGGAAAACGCGGTTGTCCGGTGTGGCCCGTTTGGCGACCTCCGGCGTCTTGCCGCGTGCCCAGTGGCCTCCCTCCCAGATCGGATGGTTCGGATCGCCGTTCTCGAAGGTCACCCAGATTCCGGCCCCCTTGGGTGGGATAAAGAAAGCTCCGAAATCATCGCCTCCCACGAGTCCCGAAGGCCATGCCCAGGTCTCCATGATATTCTTGCCGCTTACCTGCGGGACGCTGACTTTGAGGCGTCCGAGTTTTTCCGGATCTTTATTGTCAGTCACGATGCCGCGATATTTTCCGTAGTAGACGCCGAAATATTCGAAGCCGTACTTGCGAACGACATCCATCAGAGCGGGAACGGTTGTGGGAGTATCGCCCATGACCTACAACACCCGTCCTTTCTGTCCGTAAACGAATCCGGAAATCGATCCGACGACGGCAGTTTCCGCGAAGTCGATCAGCTTCTCGAACGAGTTCTTGATATTGATCGGGCCGTTCAGAATGCCGCTGACAGGATCGCTGCCGGTGGCCCCCATGGCATTGCGTTTTCCGACAATGGAGTATTTGTAACCGTCGGTCAGATCGTGACGGATGGAAACGATCTGGTACATGCCAGAAAACTTGCGGCCGATACCCCGTACTTCGATCAGACTGCCGCTTTTGAGAAAGGGATCCTCCGGCGAGGCGGAAATCTCGAAGTTCGCCTCCACGTTGTCGAGAAGCGCTGCGTGCCGATGTCCCGACGCGATGGCTTTGAGCTCTTTGTCTTCTTTGGGGGGAAGCGCCAGCGTTTTACCGGTGCTGTTGCCGATGTTTTTATGCAGAACCGAAGCGCCGATAGCTTTGATGATGGTGTCGGTGAACGACGTGACATAGTTTCGGGTTACGCGCACGTTTCCCAGATTAGAAGTCGGTGAAGTACCTTCATCCGCTGAAAAACTCTTCGTCTTATGAGTGAATGGATCCACGGTCACGGCCGTTGTCTGCAGAGAGCTCTTCGCATTGTCCTGATCCTTGATCTGAATGTCGAAGGAGATAAGGCGCGAGTCGCGACCTGGCGCGTAAGCGAAGCGTGCCACGGGCGGCGCGTTCAGATCCCGCTTCTTGAACTGCAGCTTGTCGCCGATCACCTTGAAAACATGATCCTCGGTACGCGAGGCGATATATTTGAGAAGGTCGAAAGGCGTCCGGCCGCCGGTTGCAAGAAACGGGATATCCATTTCCAAAGGATCCATGTCGAGCGTCAGGCCGTAGTCGGTAGCGATCTCTTCGAGAATCCTTCTGGCCGTCGTTTTCTTGTAGGTGGTCCATTTTTCTTCCAGCTTAAGAGCTGACCCTTTGTCGAGGGCTTGAACTTCCACCTGGCCGTAAGCAAAACGAGGACGTTTGACGATGACCTTGCGCGGTGGATGCAGTTTTCCGGCGAATCCCCATTGCACGATCCATTCGGTGCCTTCCTGAAACTGATCAGAATCCACGAGTGTGTGGAACGGATCGCTGAAAGTGACCGTGAAAAGATCGTCCTCTTTTTCGCTGTCCTCATATTGGAATTGGAAGACCTGCACACCGAGTCCCAGCGACAGCGGCTGTCCTTTAGCGACGACGCGGGCGATGATCGGGAGATTACCGGGCATGGAGATAAATCCTTTCCAGCGTGTCCCGGCTGGGGATGCGTAGGCTCACTCCGACGAAGTCGGCCATGCTCATGGCATCAGGGATGTTGTTGTAGTGCATGATGAAGAACAAATACCGAGGATCCCCTAAGAGCTTGTAGGCGAGCACATCCAGTCGATCGCTCTCGCGCCAGACGTAAAACTGGTCGTCGTCCCGCTTGATGACGGGCGGCGGATCGGCAATGCCCCATGTATATTCCTTTTGAACCTCGTCGAAATATGCGGTTGAAAATTTGTAGAGGGAATCAACGCGTATTTTCATAACCGGATCACCTCATCGTAGGATTTGCCGCGTGTGCGCATTTCGATCAGTGTAAGGTTGACCTGTACCTCGCTGGGAAGCTGAGTGACCGGATCCATGGCATTGCCCCATTGGACATTGAAATCACGAATCAGCCAGATGTCCTGCGCGTAGAGTCGCCCTTGGATGACCACGACGGGATGCGGAGCGAGACTCGCCTCGGAATTTTGAGAGTAATCAGGATACGCCAGCGCCTGAAGGAATCGGACGGCCCGGCGTATGTCATTGCGCGACCGTTCCTGCATCGTGAAGGTCAGCGGTAATTCCAGTGTTCGTTCCTTGCCGCCCTTGTAATGGTATTGCGGTACCGATCTCGCCAACACCTCGTGGTTCGCGTAATTGGCACCGCCGCTTTCACGACCTTGGACGTTATATTGGAACACGAGTCGTTCCCGCGTGACCGTATCGACCAGGAATCCGTGATTGCGCAGGAGATTGCGGACGAAGCCGATCCCTCCGTTGCCCTGGGCGAGCACGCCGTAGAATAGATCGGAGGCGATTCCGTTGCCGAGAGATTCATTCACCGTTGAGGCTGCCGAGACCCGCAAAGAATCGAGATAGTAATCTTTCGATCCGAAAATGTTGAAAGCGCCGAGACCCATCAGTTACTCCTCACGGTTTGTAATTGCTGCATCTCGAAGACCACTTTGCCGATCTTCTGTTTGTCGAGGATAATGTCCGCCGCCGTTATCTTGGCGGGAGGCACATTGATCTGGTTTGTAATTTCTGGAACGTTGTTGGCTGTGTTCGAATTCTTGGTCGCGGCCAGCGTGATATTCCGCGATTGTAGGGAAGCGAGCGACATATCGGATTGATTCGGCGACGTGGTGATCGGGCTCATGAGAAGGTCCGTCGATTGTTGACCTGTCGCGAGACCTACGGTCGTGCCCTCGAGAGAGGACGGCGTGGAATTCTTGTTGCGGATATTTTCCGCCAGTTGGTGAATGCCGCTCTGATTGTTCTCGATCGACTGACTGATCTCGTCAAACTCGGCGGTGATGTTGTCAGTCAGATCCCCGAAGATTTTCTTTCCGAACCGGAAGGCTTTTCCGATCACTTCGAATGACTTCTGTACCAACGGCATTTTGTTCAGGAATTCGACGATTTTGTCGATGAGGCCCTGAATGAATCCGACGACTCCGCTGATCGCTTCGCCGATACCAGTTTTGAATTTCTCGAAGATTCTCACCACGAATTGAGTGACGGGACTGACCGCTTCCTTGAAGATCGTCCAGAGGTCCATGATCAGCTGAAGATTGGCTTTGGTTTCGGACCACCACGCGCGGACGATATTGATGGCGAATTGGATCGACCGCCCGATACCGCGGAAGACCGTGCTCCAGACGGTGATTTCGAATTGGACAAAGGCGGCAATGAGACTCCGGATAACGGGCCAGAGGTTGGCGACGAACCAGTCCCAGGCCGCTTTAATTCCTTGCACGACATCCTGATTATCCTGCCAGAGTTTCGTGAGTATGGGCTTCAGAAGCATGAAGGCCCCGATGACCAAGCCGACGACCGCGACGATCTTGGCGAAGACGATCAGCACGGGCACGCTGACCAGAGCCATCAGTCCCATCACGGCAGCCACGGCACCGAGGGCAATACCCAAGAGCGCGATGACGCCCAGGCTACCGGCGATGAGACTTGCCATTTTGGGGTGCTTCGCCATCCACGCATCGATCCGGTTTACCCATTCGCCGATCTTGGTGATGACGGGTTCCAAGGCAACCAGGAGTCTGTTGCCGATCGTAATTTTAAGGGATTCAAGACTGGCTTTCATCCGGGCGATTTTATTATCGTGGGTGTTCTGCATCTTACTCACGGCAACGGAGGCTGCTCCCGCCTTATTCTTCATTTCTTCCATGGTCTGGTTGAACGAGGTCGTGTTGTCGCCCGAGAGTTGCAAGGCCGCCTGCACCGCTTCCTGAGAACCCAACAGCTGAATCAGGGCGCTCTTGCTCCCCTTGGTTTTATCGACCAGGCCAGCCAGAGCCTGCTGAAGGCCCACACTTTTAATAGCGGCTTCTCCGGAGGAAAAACCAAGGCTCTTCCAGACCTTCTGCAAATCATCGGACGGACGGATGATGGCCGCCATCACGTTGCGCAATTGGGTCATAGCGATCGGTGTCTTGGTTCCTTGCTTGGTCATGGTGACGATGGAGGCCCCGAGTTGTTCCAGAGAAATACCCAAAGCACTGGCGAGCGGAGCCGCCTGAAAAATGAAATTGGAAAGTTCGGGAATCGTCGTTTTGCCGAGCCGCATGGTGGTGAAGAGCGTATCCGCCACGTCGGATGCGTCGCTGGACTTGAGCTTCCAGGCATTCAGAATGGTCGTGAGTCCGTCAACGGCAGTCGTCACGTCGGTCACGCCGCCCAAGGCGACCTGATTGGCGACATCCATGACGTGCAACGATTGGGCAGTATCGCCGATGCCGGCGGAGAGGACCTGATAGAGGCCTTTGGCTTGATCCAGAGCCGAGAAACCGAATTTCTTGGAAAGCTTCAGCGTTTCATCACTCAAAGCCGCCATGTTCACGGCGGAAGTGTCGACCAAGGTGGAGACCTCGGCCATGGCCTTCTGGAAGCTGGAGGCGGAATCCACGACGGAACCGAAGGCCCTGCGGCTGGCCATGAAGATGGCTGCACCGGCGACGGCCGTGATCGCGCCTTGCATCCGTTGCATAGTCGCGACCGTGTTCTGGGCATTCTGCCGCATGCCGCTCATGGAGTTGGAGACGTTCTTGGAAGCGGATGAGAATTGATCCTTGAGGGAAACGGTAATACCCAGACCTAAATCGGTTGCCATATCAGCGCCTGCCTTTCCTTCCCGATCGTTCGATTTCCTGCCGCTCGTATTCGAGCTGGCGGGTCAAACGGTCGACGAATTTTCGACGCAGACGGGTCGGCATTTCGAGAGCGACTTCCGCCAAGGCGTGGCAGCCGCCGTAATCCAAAAAGAAGATGTCCTCGTCTACGTCGAATGGGGGAACAAAAAATCGAGGTTCCCCATAATGTCTGCCGTGACCATCGTCCCACATTCGGGACACTTGATCCGCACGGTCGTATCCAGCTTGCATTCAACATTGCGGATGACGCGCCGAAGCTCGGCGATCCAGCTCGACTTGAAGACATCCAGGTTGACGGGGATTTTTCCCTGATCGGTTTCCTCCCAGATCTTCATGCAGCGTAGCTTCGTGTTGATTTCGGGATTCTTCACCCGGGCGATGCGCAATTCCGTTTCTCCTGTGGACAGCTCGAAATGAACCGTGCCGGGACCCAACGCGAGAGAGAAGCTTCGTTGATCGCCTTGAGGATACGGCCCCATGGTATCGAGACAATCGTTCAGGTTGATCTCGTGCTCCGATTTGGCTCCGCATGAGGCACACTCCAGATGAAAATGAATCTCACGCCCGTGGGTCAGCAACCGCGCCTGAAGCAGGATGAATGTCCGGTCGCCAGTCAGCATCCCGTTGAAATCATCCGTGGTGGGATGCCCCGATTTGCCGTCGAGATTTTCCGTCACGAGAGACAAAAACCGGTTGATGACCGAAAGATCCCGGGTTTGTTGAAGACTGGAGAGAAGCCGTTCGGCTTCGCCCGTGGTCTCAAACACCGTTACCGTCCGTCCGGATGGCAAGGTGATCTCGCGCTGTTCGCGTATGGGACTCGTCGAAAAAGCCCCTTTAGGTTTGTCTTCCGTCACGATGGCCTCCTGTTATCTGTTATGAAGAGCGGATCACCCGGTCGCAGGACAACACGACCTTCTCGATGATGTCGTCGCTCGATTTTCTGTCGAGTTCGTCCTTTTCGATCTGTTTGGGAAAACAGCCTATGACTTGCCATTTCTCCAGAATGGTTTCGAGATCGGTATCGTGGAAGATGATGTAGCCGTTCCGCTTATATTCGGACGGAACGCCCATAGTGCCGTTTTCCGGATCGCTGACTTTTTTGAACCAGTCGTAGGCCCAGTTCTCATTCTTATCCATGAACATGAGCTTCTTGAGCTCGATGTCGCCGACCTTCACCATGCCACCGGTTTTGACGAGGATGTTGCTGGAGCCGTGCTCGGCAACCTCGACGGAAAGGCCGGGAATGGTGACCTGTTGGACAAGAGCGGGTTCCAGACCCTCGAATTCGACGGTCCATGGGAATTTCTTGCGCGGGTTGATAGGTGTTGCTGTGGGCATGTGAACCTCCTTCACCCTGATTATGAGGCGGGGTAAAATTCGGTCTCACTACCAATCTGAAAAACTCTTTAGAGGCGGATATCCAGCAGTTCTTTAAAGTTCGCGTTCGACTTCGTGATGACCGCCTCGATCCCGAAATACTTGAGCGTGCGGGTCGGCTTGATGAAGAGTCTGCAGACGAATTCACCACGATCAATGCGCTCCGGCGTGTTCAGGATCGCGTCGTTGATGCTCTTGGCATCCTGGTCACACTGGATCAGGTATTCGTAGAACGCCCGCCGTTTCAGGAGATCTTCCATCCAGGGGTTGATTAAGTTGAAGACCCGACGCCAGGTGATGGGGTCGTTCGGCTCGAAAAGATAGATGCGGTTGATTTTCAGAAGAGCCTTTCTCATGTAGATGAGCAGCCTGCGGATATGAAGCGACTGGAGCGCGCTGGGTGCCCGTTGCAGGGTTTGCTCGCCCCAGATGACGGTACCTTCATCCGAGAAATCCACGATGGGGCTGATCTGGTTGTTCACCAGGTCATCCATCTCGCTAGATCGTCCGGGAGTTCCCACGTTGTAGTGAACGCCGAGGGTATTTGGAATCCGGCCGCGTTGCAGGCCCGCGGGCGCGAACCAGACCTCGGCTTTGGCGTCATTGTAGGCATGGACGCCGAACACGTCCCCGATGAGACTGATATCGGTAATGTCGTTGGTCTTGGCCGAGCGGATCTTGGGTCTGCCGAAATACATGGCCCCGTAACTGGAATTAAACGCGGCATGAACCCACAAGCCTTGCCCAAGACGAAAGTCAATTGCCTCTTCGGCGGAATCCACGGAGGCCGGAGGCTCAGCGTAGTACACCATGTCTTCTCGGTTTTCGCAGTAGGCAACACCAGCGGCAACTACGGCCGGAGATGTGTTTTCCGGACAGGCCAACCCGAAGGCGTCATCAATGTCGTCAAAGGCATACAGTCCGGTGCGCGTGGCTGGATTACCGATCCAGTCGTCGTCATCCAGACCGCTTAACCCGTCCGCGCCGCCTGCCAGATTAGTGGCAGTGACAGGGGTCGGATTGTCTACGGTTACCGGATCTGGACTGAACGTAACGGTACCGGTAGCCGCAATGGCATCGCTGCCGCCCAATAATGTCGCTCCCGAAAGAGTCAATCCGGCACCACTCGCCGAAACCATTGTGATGCTGTTCCCGGCGGTTCCTGGATTTGCGGCCGTCACCGTAATGATCAGCCCGTCATCCGTGGCGTTCACGTTCGCGAGCGCCTCGATGAGAGCTGTCAGTTCGCCGATATTGCTAAATTCGTTGGCTCCCGGAGGTCCCGGGACCTTGGTAAAGAGGCTTCCGTCCACTGTAACCGTGTCCCCATCGGCGGGAATGCCGAAGGTGATCGTGCCGCCTGCCGCCACCGCATCAAGGCCGCCGGCAAGGTTCGCACCCGAGACGGAAATATTCCCTCCGCCCGTCACGGCGGATAGCGCGATGGCGTTTCCGGCCACGCCAGCCACAACGGCGGTTAGAGAAATTACGTTACTGAGTGAAGTCGCCGTCACGTCACCGGAGGTTGCGTTGATGGAATCCTTCAACGAGGACGCCATCAGAGGGATGTCGTCGATGTTAATTGTAAAATCGTCACCCGAATCGAATGTGTCGATGCCAACGGTGACACTGTCGCTCTCGAAGGGATCACCAGCCTCAAGATCAATGAGTTTTACGAGTTTGGATTGGTCATTGATGACCTTCACGGCGTAGTATTCGGTGTCGTCTTGATTCATGGTGAGATACCGGTACGACTCGCTCAATTCGGATTGCTCGGGATAATCAATCCGCAGATCGAATCGGTCGGGGTCGACGTCGTTGGCTGTGATCGTGACCACGAGGGTGTTGCCCCAGGTTCCCTGGTTGGCCGCCTCGATTGTCAGCGTGTTACGGCTTTGCTGATCCTGCAGAGTCAACGATGCCTTGAGGGCGGCGATCGTGGATGCGTCGGCCGGATCCGTGTAGTGAACCACGCGATTGATGTAGAGCACGGCCCCGCGATCGAAGGCACGCTGGACCACGATATCGGAATCCGAACTGTCAATGGGAAGTCCGTAGTTTTCCTGGAACTGTTTCATGGATCCGACCAGTTTGACTTCGTTGACTGGCCCGCGACGTGCGGTGATTTGCACGCAGTTCCTACCTTGCGTGACGGCCTGGATGAAGAAACTCAAATCCCTTTCGGTGAATGTAACTTTTGCGGCTCCTGTTGGCATAATCCTTAACCTCCCTTAAACGTTTTCAATCCGGATGAGTCTCTTGCGTTCCAATGCCTTCGTGGCCGTAACAATCGCCGTCTGCGGCAGTATCGGCGCATCCTGACCGTGACGGCCCGTCTGCAATCTGAGATTCAGAAAGGCTGTCGTGCCGTCGGGGCTCCGATAAGGAACCGGAAAAGTCTTCTGGGTCAGGTTGATGATGCGAACCTGACCTGCGGCCTTGGCCGGTTCTTTTCGAATGGGTGCTTCCTTGTTTTTCTTTGGCATACGTTTCGCTCCTTACGGCCCAGTGTCCGGTTGAATGGTCACTTCTTGCATTGAGATCCCGTCCGGATTCGAAGGATCACTACTCGTTGTTCTCAAAATATCGCTGTCGATCGTGGTGATTATTTTTCCATCACGATCCGGCAGGAATCCGGTCACCCATGCTTCGATCTTGAATCGGTAAATTTTCTCTCGGATATTTTTGGTTAGATCGTCCAGATTCTGGATACCGACGAGCTCAATGGGAAAATCCGCCGGCGCTCCGTCGATCATGAGCGTCAGGACACCGCGCTCTGGGAATTTGGCCAGCAAGGCCAGATCCATTTCCAACGATGTCTGGCTGTCATAGCACCAGGCATCGACCTCATAGAGGAGATCCAGAGGGAGCGGCTTCTTGACTGTGAATTCGGGATATACCGTAACGGGTTCTCCGTCATAGGTGAGAGTCGTCGTGGATCCCGATGGCGTGACTACATCCGGAGTGACGCGGCCGCGATCGATATCGTAACCAGCAAACGAAATCTGCACGGCTTTCTTGGGAAGCACTGGACGGCTCTTGCCGTCATCAAAGCCAAGAAACTCAAGCGCGGGTACGGTGGCGATAGAAGCCATGCGACCGTAGATGGCTTGATGCAACTTGGCGATGCTGTTTAGAATCGTGGCAGCCATATTCAATGTCCCGTGTTCTCCAGCGTTTCGCGAATGGCTTTTTTGTAGCCTCTTTCGACGTCAGGCTGGACTTCTTTGAAAGTCGGTCGGAACAGCGGTCGTGCCGTGATATTCCGCGCATGACTTCCGAATTCATGAATTTCGGCGATCAGGACCGGTGGCTCGCCGTCCTTGCGTTTGCCGGACCGTAACACCCCGACGAAAGCCGACAGCCGATCTCCCGCCAATTCAGTCGTGATCGACTGCATCAGTTGGGAAGTGGCGATGAGGGTCGCCGTGCTCAGATGTCGCCTCTTTTTGGAGGCGAGATATGCGGGGCTTAAAGGCTTCCAGGACAGGTCCTGGTTCTGCAAATGTTTCACCAGCACTTTGCGGACCAACTCGGCATTCTGAAGAGTCGCCAGCTGCAAGCGCGATGTCAGTTTCAGCCCGAATCCGTTCAGGTCCTTTTCCAAATCTCTCCATGGTCCGTTCATCTCGCTCATGGGTTGCCTCCCTCGGCCCAGCGTCTCTTGATCTGGAGATAGACGAAGGACGGTTTCTTGGTCATGTCGGCCACACCACCAAAAGAGACGATATCGTAGACCTCGTTCTCCATGACCACCACGTCGTTATGATCGAGCAATACCTTGTTATCGGCATCCGTAAGTCCGGCAGCTTCAACATCATCCCAGTTGAGATATATTTTTCTCTCGTGGGCCGCGTCGGGACCGAGGTCATTGCGGAACTGGTCGGTTTTACCTTCGGAAACGAATTCACGGATGGCGTTGAATGAAAAATCCTGGTCGGCTGACGGCGTTCGAAACGCACCGTTGGCAAACGTCGTCCTGCGGATGATGATCGGACAGGCGAAGGTGTCACTCAGGTCATGAAAGACCTTGCGAATCTGGCTGACCTGTTGATTTGAAAGTAAATCGCTCATGCGTCATATCCTTAATCGCAGGGACACACGTCACCCGGTGGATCCTCGCAGGCACGTACTTTCCTGAGCAGCGCCGGCGGTCCGGAAAGCTCAGATTCGGCGTAGCCCAGCTGAGATTTGAGTCCGGAAAGTTTGTTTTCCAATTCTTCGAGAAGTGTCTTGAGCCATGCGAGCTTATCCTGACGGAATTTGGCATCGGCAGGTCCCGCCGTGGCTTCGACCACATCGTCTTTATAGTAGGAGATCGCGGTATTGATGAGTTCAATGGCCGCCGCGGTGGCGATCAGTTCCGATTGCAGAATCGTCAGATCGGATTTGTCCGCATACACGGCTTCCGATCCGTCTCCGCCGTACAGGGAGTAGAAGCTCGCAGCATATTGGAGGGAGGCGTTCTTGTTCTCATCGGTCAGAGTCGCGTCACCGTCGCCCAGAACGTCTTTCGTCTTGAGCAAGATCCGGTTCAGGCGATGCATGGAGCCGAAAGCCAAAGTCATACGTTTCCTCCCGATTTCTTCTTGGCTTTCTTGGTTTTCGAATCGGGTTCTTCCGCCTTCGGTTTTTCATCCTCGGCTATCGCGGTCTGCTTTTCTTCCGGAGGAATTGTTCGCGTCTTTTCCTTGACAGGCTCCGGTTCGGGCATAGGAGCGTTTTCCGGCTGATGCGGTGTTTGGGGTGCCGGTTCGGAAGTCGGATCGGCCTTCGTTTGAGCCAAATATTGTGCTTCATCCACGATGAGCAGCCCACCGCGTCGGATCCATTTCTGCATGGTGCGAGTCGGAGCTCTGTCGTACGGAACGATACGACCTCGCGGAACCTTGAAGTGATTCTCCGGATCCATGTAGGTCATGACGGCGTTGCGGCATTTCAAATATTTCATGGGCATGGTTCATTCCTCACTTTAGATCGTAGGTGCCATCCAGATCGGGAAGTCGTTGACCGCCACATCAAGTGAATCATCAACGATCACCCGAGCGTCCCGGAAGATGACTCCGAAACCCGTGGTGATGGAGGCGTAGGCTTCCTGAATCTGTTTGCTGATAATTTTGTCCCCCTCGACATTGAGTGGAGCCGACGTCAGCTGAACCAGGGCGTAACGCGGGTCGAGCAGAATGTACTGGTTTTGAGTAAGCCTTCCGCTGACGAATACCTGGCTCTGGCTGGGAAGGGTCTCATTGAGCACCATCGATGAAATGGGAGTTCCAGCTTGTTTCTGTTTGAACTCGTCCAGGTTGAGTAATCTGTTTGCACCTCGCTCGCTGGTAACGATGTGGTCATAGCGCCGACCCAAGCGGCTCGCACGGATCCAGGCATAGACCAGATCTCTATAGGTAAGCCCCGGGGGTATAAGCGTGGACACGCCGATCGTAGCAGCGGCTTCGCTGCCACTGGGCTGATCACCGTTGATGAGAACGTCGACAGCTTCGTTGTTGAGCTTGTGACCCAGTTTCACGCCCACGTCTTGAATGAAAATCGTGAGCAGATTGATCGAGGTGTACTGAATGGCCTCGTAGCTGATGCTGACGCCGATCGCCTGTTTGAAAATCTCGGTAGTCTTGTTGCCGTAGGAGATGCTTCCCTTGGAAATGGTTTCTCCCTCGGCCGTGTCCTTGGGCTCGGCGTCAGAGAGTTCCAGAAACGGCATGTTGACTTGCGGTTGGCTGACGCTTTCGCTGACCGCCACCAGGCTGTTATAAAATGGTGAGGTGCGGATACCTTTGCGAATTGCATCCCGGAAGATTTCAGGAACCAACCAGCGGCTGTCTTGATCCAGATCAATCAGCTGACTGACCGTCATCTTGTTGGGGTTGATCCCAAGCTCGCCGTACAGATGGTTTACATCGAAGATACCCTCCTTGTCGCAGCCAGCCGGGTACTGAGCGCTCAGGTATTCGACGAGACTTACGTCACGTTTGCCGCCCAGTGCGACTGGACCCGATATGTTTCCGGATCGGATTTTTTGCAGCTCTTCGTAGGTCTGTTTGATTTTGCCTTTGAGTCCAAGTTCCATAGTGATCTCCTCTTAAAGTTTGTCTTCGAATCAGCGGACCAGGACATCGATGGGGACATCCGGGGCTGTGGTTTCCGTCAAGGCGATGCCGTACGGATCGAAGATGGAAATGTCCCCGTCCTGCAAGAGCGCCACCAGAATGTCGGCACCGTCGTCACTGGTCGAAATGGGAATGACGGTATTGTTGAAGTTGGGTCCGTTATTTTGCCGTTCGATGACAACCTGATCGGGCGGGGATGCGAAAGCATTGTGGCCCGGAACCAACGCATTGATCGCTGTGGCGATATTCTGCGCGGTCGTCATGACATCGGGACCCGTGATGAAATCGATGCCCTCGGTCATGACCACACCGTTGACCGTGATCGTCTCACCGCCGTTCCATGCGAAATCCATCACCCTGAAAATGGATTGCGGTTCGCGGTAAGTGGACATGACCACTTTTCCGGCGCTGTTCATGGTGACGGGTTTTCCGGCGGGAATCGCTTCACCGGAGGTCATCGTGATGACGGCGCGGCCCTTGGCGGCAATGACGACACGGTTGTCGTTATTGGATTTATTGCTACGAATCATCACGTAACCCAGACAGGCCGTGAAATCGGGTTGCCCCGGTCCGACATAAGGGGCGACGAGGTCCACGGCGCTCAATTTGACCGGCGTGTGTGGGGCTAACGGTCCCACAACTAAGGGATCCACTCCGAATGACAGGGTGAGCATTCCGGATAATTCTTCTTTGACGATGGTCATGGTCTTCTCCTTTTGCTGTTAGAGGGCATGAATGTCCTTCACATGCTCCAATGCCTTGCGGGACAAGGGGCCTTGAGCGGGCTGGCCCTGATCCTGCGGTATCTGGGAACTTTGACGACGGATATCGGTGCCGCCGCATTTGGCGCACCGGTTCGGAAACCTGGTTTCGACTTCCTTCTGGAATTCCTGTTTGAAGGCCTGCGCGATATCGAGATCGGCTTTTTCCAAAGTCTTGAGGATCGCCTCGCTGACCGCATCTCCCTTGGCTAGGCGATACAGACGGATCGACTCCTTGCGCTCGTCCTCGAGGTATTGGCGACCGAGGGTGGCCTGCGGCTCCAGGTCACGCACTTTGCTTTCAAGCTCTTCGATGCGGTGCTGGCCTTGTGCGATTTGAGATTGAAGGCCAACGACTTCTTGCCGGCTTTTCTGCAGGCACTCCTCGGATTTGGTTTCGAAGTGCTGATTCAGAATCTCGGTGAAGTTCTTTTCCGTCACCTCAACGCCGAACGTTTCCTTCAACAATTTATTTAAGGGATGCATGGCAAGCTCCTCATTGTTCTTGATAATTTTTTTGGGAATGGATGCCTGGGCGGCGATCGTTTGAAGATGTTGTGATTGCTGCACGGGCCGACCGTCGTCGCCGATCTGTTTGGCGAATTCATCGGCCCCTTGCCAGACGAGGGAAATTTCCCAGAACTTGTCGATCTTGGTGACGATGATCCGCACCGTCTCGCCCTCGATTTCCTCACCGAGATGATCGAAGAATGTGCCCGTTTCCATGAGCGCGGGATGACTCGGCTTCCATTCGAAGCTGACGGTGACGCTGGCGGAGTGGATGGCCCCCTGAAGGACGCCGCGGACCGTCATGGGGTCCTTGACCGTGTCCAGTTTGAGAATGGCATTGATGCCGGAAGGAAAACCGGCTGTGGTTTCATCCCAGTGGGATGATTCCACGCGACCGACCCAATTGTTCACGCTGGTGTTGTGATCCTTGAAAACCGTCTGTCCGTTTAATTTGGAGACGGAGGCCTTGAGCATTTTCTCGTCCGTGAAATCGATGGGACGATCGGCCAGCACGGTGGCTGACAAAGCCCTGAAGGTCGCGAATATGAAATCGTTCTCTGCCGGATCGACGCCATCCGTGGGTTGCAATGAAACGTCGCCCGATTCCTCGGCGAGATGCTCATGGGCAATCTTTTCGGCTTGATCGGGATTTTTCTTCGGATTTGAATTCTGGTTCTGGAGACAGTTTGGTCGGATAGATCCCACGAAAGTCATAGACAAGCCCAGAGGCTTGCGACTTTTCCAGTTCGTGTTCGCCAGACTGATCTGTTGGTTCGTCAACATAGATATCCTTCTCTCGATATCTATGCTTCGAGCGTAAACTCCCGGTCACTTTCGTGATCCCGAAAAATATTTTTTCTTCAGAATCTTTCATAGGCGTCACTTGAAACGATCCACCACGTACCCGTGCCGACAATGGGGATGGTACGGTGGCAACGCGATTCCCTGCGCAAGCAGCTGTGATGTATCCATTGCATCGACCACTACAGGGTGAATACGCCCGGGGAGAAAAGGATTGAGGTTCGGAAGGTTTTCGGGGTCCTGGTCGAGCACGTCCCGCACATGCTGCACGACGGGACCGACTTTGAAAATCTTGCCCGTCATGCTTTGGCACCAAGGACAAGTCACGTTATCGAGAGGTCCCGTGATTTCGATCGACGCAGCCTTGGCTTCTTCAACCAGAAAAATGTTGCCCCAGTTACGTGAACGGTTCGTCGATGTTTCTACGACTCGCAGGATCTTGTAATCCTCCTGGGCGACGCGCTCTCCGAAACGACTACGAAATTTTGTCAGCTCGCCTGAGTCACGAAGGTTGCGGCCCGATGTCAGATATTCGTCCACCAGCCAATTTTTCAGGTCCTTTTTCGTTTGCGGGTTGGTGAGATAGCGACCGAAATAAAAGTCATCCGAGCTTTTGAGAAAGTTAATCGCCTTTTTGTCGATGAGATTGAACGACGGCTTAATCGGCAGATCGCCGCCGAAGGGCTCCACATCTTCCAAGCGGAAGTAGGAGTAGATCAATTTGATATTTTTGGAGGTCTTTTTATCGAGAACGGAGTTTTCCAAAGATTGGGCAAAAAACAGACCCATGGTTTCCAATACCCCATTGGCGAACAGGTCGCTGTCGCCGGTCTCAAAATCGAAGTCCTCCAGGAAGGCTTTGACCTGCTTCAACGATTTGTTGCGGGAACCTCTCAAAACGGGATAAACCGCCGCGAAATATTCCCTCTGAAAACGATCGACCTGCTCTTGGGCGGGGTTGAGCTCGAAAGATTCCTGCCGAGGACAACACGATGGGAAATGTATGTTCAATTCCTCAAGACAACGACGGTATTCCGATTCGACATTAATCTGTTCGTGTTCCGATAATCGCTGATGCATGACCTCGATAGGACGAGGCTCCTGGGCACGGTAGAAACCGGAGGCTTTGTCGTAAGCCATCCGAAAGGGATCCTTTGATTGTTCTGATGTGGCCGGATCTGCAGGGACAAATATCAAAGGGCTGCGCGGCCCTAACTCGGCCGGTCGGTCGTATCCGGCTTCCTGGGCGAACTGATTCTGATCAATGATCCCCTGATCATAGAGGCTTTTCAGATTGGCCAGTTTGGTCGCGTAGGTAGTTTCGTCCCGCTCGGCCGACAGAGATTTGGAAGGTTCAAATTCAATCCAGAGATTTTTGTAATCGATACCCAGCAGCGTGAGATGCAATTTGTAACCGTATTCCAGCACGCAGCGAACGGTCCGCTGGTAATTCGTGATGATGGAGAGCATTTTCTCGTACACGACACCGGCGTAGGTCTCGGTCGTCGAATAGGTTCTGCCATGCAATGCCGGATCCGCCTTGAGTCCTGAAAATACCTGCTGCTCATTCATCTCGAAGAGATCCTTGGCACCGGCGGCATCTCCCGTAATGGAGTGATGTTCCACCGTGAAGGAGTCCATGAAACCGACCGCGATGCCGTCCCGGTAATTGTGCTTGAGGCGCTGGGCCTGCTCGTCCAGAAATTGCTGACAACGAGCGATGTACTCCTCGGTCTTTTCACCGGGGGATTGTTTGGGAGCGCGGACCAGAAAATTCACGAAACCAAGAAGCCCCATTTTTTTGGCGATGAAGCGGAGGTTTTTTACAATGTCCCGTTGGATCACGATCGACTCAAGGGCGGCCAGGATCGGGGGCACAGCGTAGGGGGAATTATCCAGCATCTGCATCGCGCAATACTGGTACGTCGCGGTGTTGAGAGTGATGAGGCCCTGGTCGCCCTGGGTCAGATCACAGGTTTTCTGATGGGGGCTATATTCGCCGGAATCGGGATCATAAAGAAAGCGGATCTCTTTGAGCGGGACGAACACCACTTTGTCGATGCCCGTCAGATTCTCGTTCATGACCCATTCGACGCTGATGGCTCCGCCGCGGCCGATCTGGGCGAGTGCCGAATTCACGAAGCCGTCGATCCCACCGAACCGTCCGAAGACCGTCATGTTGAAACGGTTCAGCTCGTCCATGGCGGCCTGCTGGACTTGCTCCCGATCGGTTTCGACCATCACCGTGTGACCGGTGTTGCCGAGTTGGACGATGTTGTCGATCATCTGGGCCACGTCGGGATTCACGAGGCTTAAATTCTGCATCGCTTCGAGATATTCCAGGGGATAGGCCGCACCGACGGAACGCATTTCGCTGATAAGATCCCGCAGGAGATCGCCGAAGCCGACGGTATCGACCGATACCCGTCCGACAGGGAGAGCTTTGGGATCAATTTCTTCGGGGGAGACGGTAGCCAACCCTTCGACCGATCTCTTGCGGGGAAAGTATACTTTGCCGTTCACGACCATGCGTTCCTTGACGAATGTTTGGTTCATGCGGGTGATTACGTGAAAGGCGGGAATTTCAGCTTTTTCGGATCCGAAAACGAAACTTTTCAGACGAGGCCAAAATTGCGGCCTGATGACGGCCGGTTACCGGCCCTGAATTCGGCAGGCGGCAACCCTTATCGAGTTGCTATGTTTTGCGTAAGCCGGTGTACTGGGTCCATGAAAACAACAATCAAAAAAGTGGAAAAGATCGAATACGACGCCGATGAATTCGGCCACATC